CGGCCACCTGTGACATCATGTTCGCGAGAACTGTCTCGGCGTACATTTTGTCACTCAACTTGTGGGTGTACGTGGCTGCCACGAGTGCCATCGACACTTTGACACCGGTTGAAAGCCGGGACAATGCTTGTTTGGTGTCGAAAAGCGGCCCAGGTTTTCCCCCCGCGTTAACCTGGGCATGCGGTTGGTTCCAATTGTGGCCCACCTCGCCAGTTTCCATCAACACCGCAGTTTGATAGTAATCTGGATGGTACATCTTGATCACGTTAACGGCAAAGTTCGCACACGCGTAGTCGCGGTAGACCGTGAGGGTCTTAGCGACATCTTCGATCTGGCGGTGCGGTAACATGAGCCGACGTGCAAGCATGTCGAGGTTCCACGCATAACAATGGGTTTTTGGAGTAACAAGACTCTCGGGTAACCCGCGCTGAAGTGCTTCTCGAACCAACGGCACTTCAGAACCCCCGTCGAGCCACAGCTGTTTCTTCGCCTCCAAAACAGCTGCAGCATACGCGATTCCCCCCTGAATTCCCGACCAACCCGCCGGGAGGCGCAACTTGACCATCATCCCACGAGACAACATTCTCATAGGAGCGCTCAACATGGTGGGAACACCGGGCCATGCCCACCGATTGGCCTTAGCCAATTCTTCTGGAGTTTGAGCTGGTTTCCAGAAGATGTACCTCGAACAAAAAGAACACATATCCCAGCGGATATGACTATGAACAACTGCCGGCTCGTGTCCGGCCTCAATGATCGCTTGTTCATAGATTTTGGTGATCAGCTTTTGATCCCCACCCCCCAGGAAGCGCGCCAGCGAATCGTCTCCAAGAACTATCAAGTCCGTCCACATTGGTTTCTTGAGCTTCTTGAGGACTTTATAGCTAGCAAACAGATGCAAGCAGGTATTCCAGAGCGAGTTTCCCCAACTCGTCTGGGGGTCACCGGACCTTCTCTGTCCAGTGATCCTGAAAGTACCCACGCGCACTTGTCTGCCGCGATAGTTGAAGACTATCCGGCCTTTTGTCTCCTGTGACGCCAAGTCAAAGCAGGTGTGCAGGTCCATGGTTCCTCCCAAGGCGGTCAGCTTTACTTGCTTACCACGCATTTCTGCGTAGTAAACAGGTATGCGTTCGGGCAACATATATTGCACGAAGCGGCTTTCCGACATGTTCGGCAACTCAAAGAAGGAGCCGTCGAAAGCCTTTATGTCGGCTTCGACGACGTCCTTCTCTTGAGAGTCGGGTCT